ATTGAATTATTTAAAAAAAAATTTAATTCAAAAAAAATTAATCTTTCACAGATTTTATTAACACTTGAAGATACAGAACAAAGGAGAAGAGCCATAAATGCAAAAAGAACTTTTGAAAATCTTTCTTGTACAATTCATGGAGTGTTGCTACTTCAGAAAAGTCTAGTTTAGTTTGACCCAATTCTACATAAGCAATATGATCTAATCTATATGACTCTTGATTAGTATAAGTAAACTTCTTGTAGGCATCCAAGTAATCAATTTCAGACACACCATAGATTTCATAAGTCTGAACTTCACGACCACCCATACCAAAGATTTTTTGTTCTTTAACAAATCCCCACGGTGAAAGTTTCTTGACCCACGTTTCATTTAAGATATTACGAATTCTGTTAATAAGATATGGAGTATCAAATGTTTTTGTGTTCCAACCAGAAATTACATGAGGACAATTCTTCTGCCAATACATGACAAATTCTTCTAATAATTGTCGTTCATCAAAACATCTATTATATGTAATATCCTCTTTATCATTCTTAAATTCATTACAACCCCAAACTTGAATATCATCACCCATCTTTGTAGTAATGGCAACTACTTCTTCTGATGCGTTTTCAGGATCAGGAAATCCTTGTTCAGAAGCAACTTCAATATCTAGAAACATCATTTTAAGATGTTCTAAATTGTAATCAATATTTTCTGGATATGTTTCAGCAATAAAAGAATAATTATAATTTGTATGGCCGTAGATTTTCATGTTATCTACACCTTCATACTTTTTTACTGATTCGCGGGTTTCTTTAATAGATCCCCATTGAACAGGGGCTACTGGCTCATCTTCAAGTGTTCGCCATTTAGTTTCAGTTGTGGTAGGAATATATAAGGTAGGTTTAAATTCATGTCTTTCTTCAAAAGGTAATCCATTTTCTATTCCCCTTTCGAAAATATAATTACCTAGACATACTACGTTAGTATAAAATTTTGACATTTAGTTTTTGGGATACCAGTTTGTTCGCGTTTCTTTATCATAATCACTATTAATTTCATCTAACTTATTATAACACAGTTTTATGTGTTTGTCAACCCATGAGCGACCCATGAACGCGCCCACCGTGAAAAGTATTTGAAGATAAAATTTAATGTAAAATTCGATTAAACAACAAACCCGTTTTTGTAAACTGTCTTTCCATTTTGTACTAATGCTGTAGTTATCTTCTTTCGATTTTGACCATTTTTTTTGTATGAACAATGTATCCACCCCGAATTAGGTTCACCTTTTTTATAAAACTCTAATATGATTTGATCCCATACTAGATTTTCTGTTATCCATTTTGCTACTGTTGGATTAGGAGTACCTAATTGCTCAAAATCTACCGCCTCACCATTCATGTGCTGAGAGGTTTTTGATCCACCAATAGCTGCATTTAATTTGGGTCCTCGATATCCAGAATTGACTGTGATTACTCCGAAATGTTCTCTGACCGGTTGTAAAATTTGTTGTGTTATTACTGTAAGATTAACTAAATGTTCTGTCTCTGGTGTATTATCAATACCCTTTCTTTCTGCAGTAGAACTCTTGATTAATTCACTAAGCCAAAAGTTCTTTGATAATTGTATATTTCCTGCCATTTCATTTCCTCACTTATTGGTCTTTTTCGCTGGCATTGCGCGAGAACCGAACCAAAAACTAATTATTGCTGCAAATAGAGCCTCAGTTTCATCATCCCACACAATATCAATAGTTTGATTTAAATCTGCATCTATTTGTATTGCTTGCCATACAAGTACTACTTTAATACCTATAAATGTCAATACAAACACATAAGTTATAAAAGGTCTTACAAATGCTCTTAACGAGTTTATAAAACCCCCTTGTTGACCTAATGCCTTATCATGTTCAAGAAGCATTTTCTGTTCATCAAAATCTTTTTTTGCTTCAAACAATTTAATGTCTAAATCTACACCTGCTTTTTTTGCTTCTATCTGTAATTTAAATTCTTCTTGTTTTGCTTTCTTCTCTTCTTTTTCTTTAAAGAAGTCCATTATGGTAGGTACAGTAGAAGTAGCAAATCCTAATACACTTCCTAATATTGTAAGCATTATAACCTTTCAAAAATTATTCACATCCACACAGATCATCTGCTGAACATTCACAAGGATCACAAGTACAACCCTCACAATGACAATGTTCGTTATTACACATATTTTCTCCTTTTTTTCTAATATTTAGATAACAAAAAAGCCCACCAATACAAAAGTATTGATGGGCGCATCGAATTAGTTAATCGACTTGACTTTATTTTTTCCAATAGGAATTAAACGTGCTCGTTTTTCCTCTGGAATTATTCTTTCAAGTTCAATGGTTAACATTCCATTCGTTAAATCACAACCCTTAACTACAATGTCATCAGATAATGTAAATTCTCTTTCAAATTGCCTTTTAGCAATTCCACGATGTACATAATTATCTTCTGGTTCCTGATCCGATTCCTTCTTAGAACGAATATTAAGAACTTGACTCTGTAATGAAACTTCCAAATCATCTTCATTTAGACCAGCAATCGCAAGTTCGATGAAATATTTTTCATCTCCTTCTCTCCGAATGTTGTATGGGGGATAATTTGTATTGTTCGCCGTATTGAAATCAAAAACCGATTCCCAACGATCAAACATTGAATCAAATCCTACGGAAAATCCTAGAACTTTTTCTAAATCACCAAAATTTAAAGGGGTGTGTGCTGCGCGAAGTACCATAATTCCTCCTTATAAAGCGAGGTTAATAAAATAACGATTCTCTTTCGCTTGAGCAATCGTTGTGTAAAAGAGGTTTCCACTATGGACAACCTCAGTCAATGAACCCTTCTCCTTTGAAGAAGTGTCCAAATCTGTGTTTTATAACTATCCAAATTAGTTCACTAAACGAATCTGCTGTATATTCACCAGAGTCTTTTACTACTAACTTAAATTTTGTTTTCATCATTACTTGTAATTAAAAGAAGGGGCCAAACAGTAGTTTGTACCCCTTCAGTTCTACTTCCATAATATAAAATTCACTTAGGTTTATTATATCATGGAATTTGGATTTGTCAAGATCCTTTACTGACCTCTACTATAGATGCCCCAAAGAACCCATAACGCAACTAGACCTACAAGACCTTCTCCACCAAGTTTTGCAACTAGGGCAAGAACGTTTCCTACAATGTCTATTCCAATAAATGGAATCGCTGCGGCTCCTGGCCAGATTATTTGTAAAACCACTCCAAGAGCGATTAATGCAATTCCGGCTTCGGTAAGGCTGCGCATCCATCCGACTGCTTTATCTAACATATAAACTCCGTTAAATTAAGTTAAAGACTAACTGGTAGTTATTTACGTACCAGTTGAACCAAATCCACCTTCTCTATCTGTTTTTTGAGTTGGTGCTTCATCAGACTCATCCAATGTATATTTTTCACATCGAACTAGTTCTCCTTGGCATATCCTGTCTCCATCATAAATCTTTACGGGTACATTACTCATATTCGTAATCATTGCGAACATTGGATCAACATAATCACTATCGATAATCCCTTCACAATTTGTAAGATAAACTCCCTGTTTAAATGCCATACCAGATCTCGAATGTAATCTAACAGAAAATCCCTCTGGTATATCTGCGATAAGCCCTAGAGGGATCAACATTCTTTCTTCATTATTGATTGGTATAAATGATCTATTACTATTTATATCAAATGAAACTTTTCTGGGTAGTACTTTAGTAGCTATTGCCTGATAATACTGAACTTCCTCACCATTTATCAAATTTGCATATAAATCAAAACAAGCTGATTGTTTTGTTGCAAATGTTGGTAATATGGCTTGTTCGTTCAATCTGTAAAATTTTAAAGATGTACTTGTATTGGTTGTTGGTGATGACTCTGTTTTAGTTACCACCTTCTTCTTCGCCGTACTCATAATTTACTTTCTTACTTCCAATATTGTATTTTGCGGTTAATGCCCATTCATCTTTTTCTTTATATGCAAGAATTTTTAATTGATTTAATGGGACAATTAATGCAGAAGTTTGATCGGGATTTACTAATTTAATAAGTCCCCATTCTGCTAATAAGTTTGATATTGTATTTCTTCTCGCTTGATCATTTTCTGAAAAATTGGTTGGTTTACCATCAAGTGCAAATAATTCTTTAAAGTGAACGATATAATATCTACCTTGTTTATGAAGGATGTGGCATGATTGGTAAATCTTCTTTTCTTTTCTAGAAGCTACACCAATACGTGTTAATGTCTCTCTCACCTTCAGGAAATCATCTGGTTCACCCAGTGTGACCTCAACCATGTCTGATTGTTTCCACTGGACTTCAACTTCGCTTGCCATTGTTACCACCTTTTCTCAATAGATATGTAATTTTATCTAGTTGATCCTTGGTGAGAATCCTGAGTGCTTGGAGAGCCTTATCATCATTATAACCATAATACTCTTTAACTATGTCAAGATAATCAATAGAATCTTTCCTAGCCCAAGGAGAAAAACGCTTCCTTGGTTTCACACTATTTATGAAAAAATCATACTGCATCTTAGGTGGAAGATGAGAATTCTTATTCATTTCATTAGCATACAACACAGTGTCAGTAAAGGATGACAGACATCTATTTACTACATATGCTGGATACTTCTTAACAGCATCAGGATCATCATCCAATATGTTCTTCTTGGATTGATTGATACTGTATAGGTAATCTTTCAGTTGGTACATTATTCCAGTGGCGAATTACTCCGCTAATAATAAAACAGTTAGTGACGAGATAAGAAATGAATATAATAGAACGTACCAGAACAACGTAGTTGTCGTAGGGTTCAGTTTTTTCATCAGAGAAGCTACCCAATGCATACTTCCATATCTTCCATAATTTAATCATCAAATTTACTTAAAGGTTGCAGTAACACCAACTACAGTAGCACCAGGATTACGAGCAAGAGCTACCTTACGTGCATCTTGGTAATCAACGGCGATAACTTCTTCAGTGAAGACGGTGCCTGCTTTGAATAGTTTAACTTCACACTTCATAGTTCATAAGGACTAATTCCTTCCTCTTTGCTTGATCTGTATTATAGCACCCCACAGACCTCATGGTGTAAGTGTGTGCAAATTCTGCAGCTGTCCACTCTTTGAAACGATCCTTAACAATTTGATCAGAATTATATGAAATCAACTGGTGACCACAGTATGTATCACACCAGTTAGCAAATTCATCATGATCAAATCTCTTATGCATATCACCCTTCTTACCATAAAGATTATCCTTTATATCATAAGGTGGATCTAAGTATGAGAATACATCTTTCTCATCTGACAACATTCTCTCATAAGAAAGATTTGTTATTGTCCAGTTCTCAATGAGTTTTGAGTAGTCGCTAAGTCTTTCAATTCCTCTGAAGGAGAAATTGGATTCGGATGCTTGTGGGGAGAACGAGGAAGACTCAGTAAGACCACTAAAGGAACACTTATTAACGATATAAAAAGCGCAGGCACGAGCAAGGTTTGATTTTTCTTTGTCATTTACATCTTCTTTTGATTTGTTGAATAGTTCTCTGGCAGTTACTCTATCTGGATGTAAATTCTTCAAAGATAAAATAGCATCTTCAAGATCCTGTCCGTTGTGTTGTAACTCACACCAGAAATTGTATAGAGGTTCATATAGATCATTAACCCAGATCTCTAAGTGTGGAAACATCTTTGTAACATATAATGCTACAGAACCACCACCTAGAAAAGGTTCCCTAAACTCTCTATACTTATTCATGTTGGGAAAGAATTGTCCAAGCTTTACGGTTGCTCTACTCTTTCCACCAGGATACCTAAGGGGTGTTTTTAATGATTTAATTGTTTGTGGCACTGTCAATAACCTCAACTTTAATTGTACCATCTAAATGGTCTGCAAGTCTATGGTAAGCAAATGCAGTAACTACTTGTGGTACTATAAAAGCAACCATAGCTACAATCCAGAATAGGTAATAATAGTTTTCTTTGTTTTGTGTTCGTTTCATTTCCAAGATTCTTTAATGGTTTGAACTACTTCGGAAAAGTCTCCTGTGTATGAAGCTTTCCCTAAATTAAACACTCTAAGAGTTAGAGCAACATTATCAAATGTGTATCCTTTCTTATTCTCTAGTCTATCTACAGATATTGCTAGTGGATGTCTTGTTATGTAATTGTAACTTTCATCTAAAGCAATACCAGACCAATAACATTTACCATCTTGATCTTGGAACTTCCTAATCAAATCATCAGGAGTAAGATCAATATCTTTAACAGTTAAACCTTGACCTTTACTTTTTCTAGCAGCATTTCTAGTCTGACCAAATCTTATATTTGATATAAGTTTCTTTGCTGTATCAGATCGCATCTACCTTACGCCAATCGATTTCACTATCATCATATTCTGGTATTAAGAAATCGTCTATCATAAATCTCGGTCCAGGATTATATTCTAATTGAATAGAATCAAAAATTCTGTTTAGAGACCTAGCGAATGATCTATATCCAGAACCAACATATGCTTGTCCAAGAACTACAGAGAATGTAGCTATACCCCAAAAGATATAATAGAATTTGGATTTCACTTGGTTTTTTTGTTTTTCTTTAGTAATCATTTGAATTCACAACTCATCATAATTTCTGTTAGACATGCTAACAAATTTATTTCTTGGTCAGGAACAATAGGGATACTGTTCATGTATTTGGCGATGACTAAAACTGCTTCAGGAATAGAAGAAGGTTTTAATACATCATACAAACTATCATAGATCTTACGCATGACCATTGTAGGATCATTATCCATATGTTGTACTACCCAGTTTTTAACTGTGGTAAAATCTTTCTTCTTTAACGACGAAAGAAGAGAATCAAGATTAACATCAGCAACATCAACAAGAATAGCTGAGTCAATGGCTCCACTAGCAGAATAGCGTTGACACTCATTGATAAGCCTACGCCAGTCAGGATAATACCTCCTAACAAGTTTAGCCAAAACTTTATCTTCAAATTTAACATTTTCACTTGTAAGAATAGTTTTAAGACGATTGAAGAACTCACCTTGAAGTTTCACTGCTTGTTCAGGTTTAATTCTAAAATCAACACCTGTACAACGTGAATGCAATGGTTCAATAATCTTATTACTGAAGTTGCAAGTGAAGATAAAACGGCAGTTACTATGAAACTCCTCTACAGCAGTCCTCAAGGACAACTGAACATCGTTGGTTGTGTTATCTGCCTCATCTATAATAACGACCTTGTGAGACGCTCCAGAGGTCAATGAGACTGTAGTAGCAAATTGCCTTACACGATTTCTCACTGTGTCTAGGAAACGTCCTTCATCAGATCCGTTGATTATGATATAGGAAGCACCAATCTCATCACACAAAGCTTTAGCAATTGTAGTTTTACCTACACCTGCAGTACCACTTAACAAAAGGTTAGGAAGTTCACCTTGTTTGACGAAACCCTTAAACACTTCCTTAATAGTCTGAGGGAGTATACAGTCATCTATAATATGTGGGCGGTATTTCTCCACCCATAAAAATTCTTTGCTCAAGGTTCAAGTGCAATATAATAGGTTAGATCAACATCAGTATTAATCCACTCTGAAATTAGATGTTGAGATACTTTAACAGAATAGTCACCTGGTAGAACACGAATGTTCTCAATCTTAAGATCAAGAGAATAGGTACCAGTAGTACAACCTGCAACGGTGATATCGTAAGTATTACTGGTATCATTTTCTTTGTCCCGAAGAATAAGTTTGATTTGATCAGAACCTTCTTCAGAATAAAAAGTAAGATCAGGTAAACTATAAACTGCAGATGCTTTTTGTAAAGCTATAAGATCATCAGCAGAAAGACTAAATTCTACATCAGCACCAGGAAACTTTACATTCTTTTCTGGTGCAGACTTTAATGTAATCTCAGGATCAGAGAAGTAATACTTAGCAGACTGACGACCTCCACGGATGTTAACAAAATCAGTAGATGTAAACTCTAATTGAGGATCGTTGAATAAAGATATACCACTAAGGAACTGACTAAGATCATAGATTGCAAAGTCAGAAGGAAATACTTCTTCTCCAGTAAATTTTGCTAGGATGTTTTCTGCATTAGATATAGTTCTAACTGTTGAACCTTGACGAAATACAATCGATGAATTGATTGTCGAAAAGTTTTTAAGAACGTCTAATGTTTTTTTGGATAGTGTTACTTTACTCATTTGTCATAATCAACTGAAAAGGATGTAGGGTTGTTTGCGTTAATCTGGTTTGCTTTAGCTTGCTTATCACTAAAGTGCAAAAGGAGAATAGCGTAATGAGCAATCTTAATGATGTCCTTACGTGCTGAACCCTTCCTATCATAACGTGAAGCATATTTCAAAATATTAGACCTACAGAATGCTTCAGCATCACCAACAGAATCAATGAGATCTAATGTTTGAATCCCATTCTTACTGTAGTGTGCACTATAGGTACTGGACACATAGTCTGAGATCTCTTTAAGGATCTCACCTTCATTGTACTTCAATTTTCACTCCAGACATGATCTATGTCACCATGATAACATTGAAATTCATTTCCGTCAAGGTCAATCACATTAATTTTGTGATTTGCTTTCCACTCATCACCTCCATCTCCAATAATACGGACACTCCTACCGTCTTTGAGACGGAGGATGTGTCCAAGGTATCCATCAAACGGTTTGGTCATCGGATTCTTCTCCGTTAGTTTGAACGTCAGCATCGATCTTATCATAAAGTTCGATGAATGATTGTTTGGTCTCATCGTCAAAACGATTAACACAAACTTTGATTGCCTTCATACGATCCTGCCAAATAGCGAAGGCACGAATGATGTGTACAAGTCTACGTGTAGAAATTACTTCATCAATACCACCATCCTTGAAAGTTCTACGGATGATGTCTGCCCAGTTAGCAAGATTAGTGCAGAACTCTTCGTCAAGAACACCAAGGTTTCCTGCTGCTTTCTGGAGAATCTTAGTCTCAGTAGCTACTGTAGGATACTCTTGCTCAAATGTCAATGCGAATCGCTCAAGGAAGGCTTCATTGAGCACGTTAGTTCCAATAAATCGTCCATCATCTGAACCTTTACCTTTAGTATTTGCGGTGGCGATGATGTTGAACCCCACTTTTGGTTCGATGTATTTTCCAATTTTTTTAAGGAAAACTCCTTTACCCTCAAGGATGGATTGGAGGCAGAGGATTTTGTTTGAGGCAAGGTCAACTTCGTCAAGGAGCAAGATAGCTCCTCTGTTGAGAGCTTGAATAACTGGTCCGTCATGCCAGACGGTTGCACCGTTAATAAGACGGAACCCACCAATGAGATCATCTTCATCTGTTTCTATTGTAATGTTTACCCTAATCAGTTCTCTATTTAGAGCAGCACATGCTTGCTCTACACTAACTGTCTTACCATTACCAGATAGTCCAGTGATGAAAGTAGGATAGAACATCTTGGAACTGATGATTTTCTTTACATCAGAGAAGTTACCGAAAGGAACAAAGTTTGGATCCTTATCAGGAACAAGATTTTGCTCAATAGCAGGAATAGCAGAAGGTGCTTGGAAAGTTTGCTCAAGTTTTTCTTGAACAGTTAAGTTCCACTTGCCAATACCCTGCTTATAAGTCTTGAGTCTCTTTTTAACAGTAGCTAAAGAACATTTAAAATGTTCAGATGCTTCAAATAAATTTTTTGTACTAACTTCAGTACCAACCTTATCAGTAAGGTATGTAACTAGGTCTTCAGTTGTAACTGGAACAGGAGCGAATGGCATAATGTGTTTTCTTGTCTATGAATATAGTATAGTATGTTTTGGGGTCAATGCGACCCCATGTGTACCAGTTTGTCAACTGACATACTCTACGAATGAATTGAGTAGCTTTTTATTAGTGGACTTACTCTTAAGCATCTTTTTAAATGCTCTAGAAATGTCACCCTTCTTAGCACCTACCTCAACATCTAACTCTGTACTCTGATTTAAAGCACTGTTATTGATAGCATAGAGAGCAGTAAATGCTGCAGGATTAGGAATGATTGCAGACTTCTCTTTCTTCCACTGCTTTTGGATATCAGAGTATGACTCAAATGAACCATAACGTTGAACAAAACTGGACAACTGACTACCCTGAAGAATACGGAATCCAATTACATTTACGTTAGGATTACGGTCACGAACCTGCTGAATAAAGATGTTAGTAACACTATCATATTCAAACTCAGGATATACACGACCAGTCTGACGATCACGAAGAGCATTACCCCAATCAATACGACAAGGACGTATAACATTCTCATCCTTGTAATCATCATATCTCTCTTTACCATATGCAGATTGACATGCTTCACCATCAGTTAATATACAAACATTAACTTTCTGTAGATCATTATTCTTTTTGAACTCAGGAAGAATGTAATTAAGCATTACAATTGCTTCATTCAATGGTGTACCAGAAAGACCAACACCAATTGTGTTCTGATAACTACCATAGTTTTTGTAGTAGTTTGCTTCTCTAAACAAGTTCCTACACATACGCTCATAGTCTTTACCATTAGAACGTGAAGAAACAAAGTTCATCAAATGGAAGAAACGTGAATCAATATAAAATTCATCCTTCTCTAATCCATCCCAAGTACGACCATAATAATCATAATCATCTGAAGTATTACCTGCTGTATTTTCTATAGCACGTTTTGCTGCATACCACTCATTAGTAAATGCATATACTTCAAATGGGATCTGAACTTTCTTACAGAATGAAGTTAAATTAATAAGTTGCTTAACAGTAGCTAATATCTCATTCTGCATAGAACCAGACCAATCAAGAAGAAACAGAAGACCATGATTCTTACCATCAGGAACAACAGTTACCTTTTTAAAGATGTCCTCATTATAAAGATAAGTATGTAACTTTGTAGTATCAAGTACACCAGTCTTAGATTCACCAGCACGAGCATAAGCATCAGCAGACTTACGACACTCAAACTCTTTAACAAGATAGTTTACTTCCTTTTGAGATGACTGACGAAACTCATGATATGCATTATCAACAGTATCATAAACACCTTCAATATCAGATGCTTGACTATCAATCCAATCATGAAGAACAGTCCAATCTACAAGGTGATTATCTAAATCAACTTTTTTAGGAATTTCAACATATGAAGTGTTGCGACCTCCATAATTACGAGTAGAAAGGTTTTCTGCTTTCTCATTAAAAGAACGTTGTGTTTCAGAAGTGTCTCCACCTTCAGAACCATCTTCATCTTCCTCTTCTTCATAATCATCAGGATTAAAATCTGCTTTAGATGAAGAACCTGCACCACCAAAATTAGGAAGATCAAGTTCATCTTTATCTTCAGAATCTTCTTCTTGACCTTCTTCAGATTCTACTTGATCTTCTTCATCTTGATCTTCTCCTTCATCAGATTGCTCAGGAGAACCTACAGGTGTCTCAGAAACTTGTTCAAACTGATTACTGAATTGATGTACATCAAGAGCAATCTGTAAAACTTCTTCAAAAGTTTCTGCTACATCAGTACGAGCAACAAATAATTTTTCTTCGATAGAGAAAGGAATAAGTGCATTAGCACCAATCTTAAAATGTAGATTGATACGATCAATTAAACTGAAAGAACCAAGATCCTGACCATGAGTATCAAAGAAATCTCTATCATTTAATTCTTTATAACCACCAACAAAACTCTTCTTAAGACCAGGATACTTACGCTTCATCAATTTCTCAATACGAGCATCCTCAATAACATTCACAAAATCTTTAGGACAATCTACAGTATCTCTCCAATCTTTATTAGGTGTGAACAATGCATGTCCAACCTCATGACCAACAAGCATATCATATACTATATCAGATGCTTTATCCCAATTAGGAAGGGTTAAAACACGACGATCAACATCAAAATAAGCTGTGGGTGTATGTTTGTGCTCTACAACAAGGTTTTCTGTAGCTAGAAGTCTTGCTAGATTACCTTTGATTTCTTTGTTGTTTGACATGTGTTTCTTTTGCTGATGTACACATCATAACAAAAAAATGGACTAGCCAACCAGTCCATGTGTCACTTCGTTGATTGTCACATTGAGGGTTGAGTAGTTCTTGACCTTCTCCACAGAGATAGTACGGTCGAACTTATCATCCATACCCTGCTTATGACTGATTACAAACACTTTGGTGCTGTCGTCAAAATTGCGAAGTATCCATCCTAGATCAGAAGTACCCGATTGGTCAAGTGATCCATCAAAGATCTCATCCAAGATCAATAGGTTAGTATCCACAGAATTCTTAAGTTTAGCAATGCTACGCCAAGTAAGCAACAGAGCGATGTCAATACGAGCTTTCTCTCCTTCACTGAAACTATCGTAAGAGAATACATCACGATATCTAGACTTGATTTGCTCCTCAAAGTTCTCATCAAGGGTGAAATTGACATAAAACTCCATCCTCTGTAAGAAATCATTAATCAATTTATTCATGGTAGGAAGATAGGTTTTGATAATCCTAGTCTTAATACCATTATCTTTAAGAAGTTGACCTGCTGTTGTAAGAACATCACGATCAGATTTTAAGCTAGCTTGTTGCTTACTTAAATTTTTTCTATCTTTGACAAGGGTTTCTAATTTGTTATACTCTTCTTTCTTATCAACACTATCACCTTGCAGTTCTTTAATCTCTTCTTCAAGTGAATCCACTTCTTTGCGGATTGTCATTAACTGGAAGTTGGTCTGAGATACAGTCGTATTTAATTCATTAATTTCCTGTGACAAGGTGACAAACTTTTCATTTCTCTCTTCTTCATCTTTGATAGCTGTCTTAAGTTCTTCACACCCCACATTAATATCATTGACCTTACTTTCACCGTCACTTAGTTTTAAATCACGAAACTCTTTTGATATGTCTTGTGTACACGTAGGACACACATGGTTGTTCTCAAAGAACTCAAGTTCCTTCTTGTATGTGTTCAACTTATGTGTCACCTTGATCAAGTATGTGTTCAACTTCTTCAATTTTCCACTTGACTGATGATACTCCTCCATTTCTTTATTAAGTCTACAGATTTGTTGTGTCAATTCCTCAACATTTTCTGTATCCTGTAGCTCACTCTTCTTATATTCAAATATCTTTTCTTTCTTACGATCAATCTCTTCTTGATTTCTCTTTTCTAAAGTAAGCATAGTTTGCTTTTGTAATTCAATCTTATCCTTTAGAAGATCAAGTTGATAATTAATGTCACGAACTTCATCATTATTGTCACGCATCTTATCTTTAAGAAGAACGTTCATAGTAGAAAATACTTGAATGTCCAAGATGTCCTCAATAATATCACGACGCTGACCACCTGGCAATTTCATGAATGGGATAAACGTAGAGGATCCCAACACAACAATCTGCGTGAATGATTTATAATTCATCTTGAGCACATTCTGCTCAAAGTTTTTCTGTTGTTCGTTTACAGAACTCTCCTGATTCCACAATTGCCCATTACAATAGATCTCAAACTTGTTAGGTTTGATACCACGGATAACTTTATAGTCTAGCTTACCAATACGAAACTCTATCTCAACCATACAATCTTTTTCATTGATGCTGTTGACTAGAGATCCTTTACTAATTTTACGAAATGGTTTTGAGAACAGAGAAAAAGTAAGAGCATCTAAAATAGTGCTCTTACCTGCTCCGTTGCTACCAACGATTAAATTTGTTCTACCTGCTTCTAGATCAATTTCACTAAACACATTGCCCGTGGATAAAAAATTCTTCCAACGGATCTTTTCAAATATAATCATTTAATCTGAATCATCGGGTGGTATTAAAAAATCGTCAGGTGTGATAATGGAAAACCGTTGTCCACGATCTTGACATGCTCCTATTATAACATGATCTTCCATTTCCACAACCTGCATAGGAGGATATTCCTCGTCTGATTTCATCATCATTAGATATCTTTCTGCATCATCATTAGCTAAGAAAATAGGAATGACCCTATTCTCTGCTTCGTCAAAAACAGAATATACACCTTCTGGATGATTTTCTATTGTTAAGACGAACATTAGGCAACATTGCAGCTTTCAATATATAGTGTTCTCATCAAAGACTTCAAAGAACTTTTGTCTACGGCAATCTCTACTTCATCAATGTATTCATTGAGAAGAGTCATTGTATCCTTAGTTTCAAGATCTGCATCTTCGATATTATCTGCATCAACTAGGGTCTCAACAATTTTTACATCATGAGCACCTACGTTGTATAAACGATCAACCAATGTCTCGAACATCTGGTAATCCCGTTTCTCTTCAACGATGAGTTTGATAAACTTGTCTCTATAATCTGACACGCTGTATTTGTTGTAGTCTGATTCGATGTCGTTGTAGTAAAGTTTTTCAAATATTTCAAAGGGGTTCTCCACAAATCTGAGTCTATCACTCTCAGTATCATAGATATGAAACCCACGAGTATCCTTGTAATCATTCCAGAACATCTGATAAGGGTTGCCTAAGTATTGGACATTTCCTCGTTTTGATCTATGATGGAAG